TATTGCCCACCTCGACGTCCATATCCTAGAAGACTACCATGCCTACCTCCACCACCGCCTTGTGCTTACTCTTGTTTGCCTCCAGTTTTCGATCGGTGTCAGCCTGGATGTGTCTATTACTGAAGTCTCTTAATTAGTGCTATTATTTATAACTTGTTACTGTATTCAGTAATAAGTTACCAAGTGCCTTTATCTGTAAAGGTTATAATAAGTGTCCATTAAATATTCTAGATCTTCAAGCGAATAACGCTTCAAATTGCTGGCGTTTTCTGTACCTAAAATATCTTCTATTATTTTTTCTATGACTTTTACCACGTATTTGTTGTTAGGATACTTGTTATCAATATATTTTTCTACACGATATAGCTGTACCAACTCTAAATTGTATATACCATTATTTACCATGTATTTCGTTGGCTTGTTATAAGAAAATCCAAAGTCTATAGGAACCGCTTCAATCTTATTACCTTTCTGTATAAGACCGATGTTCCCGCTATGAAAATCTCCATGCAGAACTTGTTCCTTTCTCATCTTCTTCAACAATTTATGTATAGAATAGAAGACTTCATTTATCTCAGCTCTTGTTCTTTTCTTTTTCAAATAGTTTTCAAGCGTGTCGTCAATTCTTCCGGTTACCATATAAAAAGTATTCTCCTTTTTTATCCACTTGCCATCGTAAAGTTTTGGTCCAATGCCTAGTTTGTGAAATCTCCTAGTCATTTGTAGCTCTTCTTCGAAATCCTCCCTTCTATTTCTCTTTCTCGGAATGCCGATTTTTATAGCTCTGTCGCATTTCAGGGTAGTTTGATTACAGAGCAAGTACACTTTTCCGTATGAACCCTTACCCAAAATTTTTGAAACGACGTAATTCTTTGGAAGCAAATCATACTTTTCTATTATCCTACAGCTTGTACTATTTCTATATTTTCTGCAGAAGTCTTCGTCGTAGAAGGTGTCGTCATTTATTCTTTTAAAACATCTACCTCCCAGAGAATATTCGTCTCGTTGACAACCCTCTTTTTCTTTCCGTTTTTTATTACTTCCTTGCATCAGTTTATAGCACTTAAAAACGATGTCATATTTGCTTCTTTTCCCGCCTTTGTCAGGGTGAAATTTTAATAGCAACTTACGTATTTTCTTTTTGTCAGTTGACGGTGTTCCTGTAAGGTTAACTCCATATTTCTTCAGTGCGTCTCGACACCTCATATACTTATAAGTCATTTATTACAACAAAAAAAATATAGTTATATTGTAATTAAAGCAGATTCAATGTTGTTCACATGTTTTATTTCGAATTTTTTTAGAAGTAGTTCAAATGTATTGCATTTAGTGTCGTCTAGTTTACTTAAATAAACTGAATACTTTTCCTTATCTGTTGTGTATATAGTCCCTTCTTTTATGCTTACTATACAATCAAAATGTATTAAATATATGATTCGGTAGTTGTTCAGAGTCACCAAGTATTTCTTGTACTGTTTCAAGTCAAAGTCTTTTAATCCTAATTTGCATTCGTATATGGTATTACTACCGATATCAAGGAAATCGAATATGCATTTGCCAAATTTAAATTGCGAGGAGATGTTATCTCCATAATGCTTCTTCAAAATGTTGTTCCAATGACATTCTTGTCGCAACGAGTTTTCTTTAGCTATCTTAAAGCCCCGATCTCCCTTGTAATCTATGCCTCCTTCCTTTTTTATATCTTCCACTATTTTAGTAATATTTTTGAGTTCGTAAGAGGATAGGAATTCTTTGAATAAATCCCTGTTTAATGAGTATTTCTGCTCAAACACTTTCAGCCACCTCACAGGAGCTTTTATATTGTATATGTTCTTTTCTTTCTTTTCTAGTCTGTTTTCAATCCGTTCCTTCAAATTCTCCAAAGTAAGTAAGTAGTAACCGTAACAAATCTCTTCCTTTTCGGTTAGTGTTATACGCAGATCTTCTACAGGTACTAGATTGAAGTATTGGTATCGTTCCATGAAATCAATACTACCTTCTTGTATTTCTTTGAAGAAGTACTTAGTAGGATTGTACGATACTATACAATTGTATAGGTACTCGTATTGCTCCTTAAACCATTCTTGTTCTGTGAGCCATCTACAATACTGCCTATCCTTTAAAACTATACTCAAATGCATGTCCTTATACTTTCCAAAAGTTATTGTTTCCTTTGTTAATTCTCCGTCCATTTTTATGTTACGCTCTTGCTTTTAAAAGGGTATCTTTAAAAGCAAAAAAAAGAAATCTTTAGGATTCTGTTTCTTCGTGATCGTCTTCACCTTCGTCGTCTTTCATATCATCCTTGTCTTCACCGTTGTTCTCTATGACTTCTTCTATTTTGTTTATGCTTTCACTCGAATTAGAAGGAGTTCGAGGAATGCCTCCCAAGGACGACATCAATGCGCCTAGGTCAGGCGGGTTTCCCATTCCACCACTTGGTCCACTAGGATTTCCCATTTGACCTAATATACTTTGCATCATTGAGTTCATTGCACCCATATCCATGGCACCAGCACCCCCTCCGCCGTTAGGGTTTCCTGGCATTGTCCCCATTACGTTTTGCATAGTCCCCATCATCTTTCCCAAATCAAGTTCTCCCGACTTAAATCCGTCATTCATGTCTTGGATAACCTCATTAAATACCCCTGATTGTAGAACTGCTGATATAGCTTCCATAGGGTTAGTTTTCCCTTCAACTTCTTTTTCAACCTTTCCAAGTATTTTGTTCAAAAAATTCCCTTCATTAGAGACATCTTTCTTCAAAATCTCTTTCGCTCTTGCTTCAGGGTCTAAAAGCGCCGACAATAAAAGTAAATGCTTCCAGATCACACCGCTACTCTCACTATCGGCCTTTTGAAAAATCTTTTTAATATCAACGTAACACTTTTCTGAGTAGGTAACTCTGTCTTCCAAGATTTTACTTGTGTCCTTCGAAAGAATGGCTTCTCTATTGGTAACACAAAATAAAGTGAAGGCGTCGATGTTCTTTTGAATTGCTTTTTCGTGTGCCAGGGTGGTTTTGTTTAATAAGTGAGAATACAATCTCAAAGAATGCTGTTCCTTGGAAAACAATTCGTTAAGATCGTTAACGAACGTAACAATTGCTTTAAATACGATTAGACTTTTATCTGAACTCATTTTATAATAAATTCTACATTTTAAATCAGTATTATTCGATTTTCCAAGGCGTATAGTGGCTCCCATTGTAACGGAGGTAAATTGTGTGCTCCGGTATGGAGTATATTGTTCCTTTTCTGCTGGGGACAAACTCGATTGAGCGATTGTTCATTAAGTGTATGACCACCACTTTAATTTTGTATATCTCACAAAAGGTTTTTATTTCGACTGCTGATCCCCACGTACTCGGTTTCCTCATCTCACGGACATAATCCTTAAGATTCATATTGTCGGTGAAAACAGTCAGCTCACTGTTTGTAATGTCGTCCATTACATCTTTGTTGAGTTCTAGATAGTTGCATATCTCCTCTCTCAGACTTTGCGAAGAGGGCTTTTCACCCTCTTTGTTCCTCAGGAAAGGTGTCAATGAATCGAATAGACAAGCCATATTTTGTTTTTGATTCATTGTTTTAAATTAAGTTTACTTAGAAAATGATTATATAAAAGGATGTTAATAATGATAATAAATGTTCGTATGTAAAATGTGTGATCAGATTTTCCAAACAGAGGATCGATTGAAGAGACATGTTGAAAAGAAAGTTTCTAATTGTAAAAAATACGAAGATGTATTGTTCTATTGCAAACGGTGTAAGTACAGTACCAATGGCATCAAATTTATACTCAAGCATATGTCTAAATGCGAGTCAGTCGCCAAATCGGAAGACATATTTGGCGACATTATTTTGAAGCACAACACTGAAATGAAAGAAGCAAATGAACAAGTAAAAAACCTGAGAAACCGTTTGGTGATAGAACAGATAAAAAATGAATACCTCAATCAAATCATTAAACAGAGCACTAATTTGAAGCTGGTAGATATTCTAAACGAAAAGAACGGAAACTTATATCTTAAACCTGTTGAAAAATGCCCAGAAGTAAATATACATATGAAGAACTATATACAAACAATCGTGAAGGATGTAGTAGTAAGCACAGAACAGACGGTTGTTGACAAAGGAAAAGAAAAGAAGACAAATAAACATAACAAAAGGAAGACCTATCGTTCAGTTGATAGGAAAAACATAAAGAAAAATGCAGAACGCAAATCCACTAAAACGAAAAAACTACAACTAAAAAACGAACTACTTTCGGGGAAAGACTACATCGATAGAATCGAGGGAGTATTGAATAGTATGAACAAAAACACTAAGGTCAACCAGAACCATATCAAAGAAATCAGAAGTCAAAGGGAAAACCTTATGAAAGTACTTACCATCAATGAATATGTAAAAGTAACTGGTAAAATCAACAGCAGATTCAAAAGAATAATGAAGAACAAGAAAGTAGATACCACTTTGGCACTTAACTGTCTTATTGGTACGATGCATCCGATAGATATGAGACTGATCAGTATGAAGGAGCACACACAAAAAGCGGTAGATATCGATCAGGTTCAACGTTTACTTTTATCTTTTCAAAATGGTATTGTAATACATGAAGAACTGGAAGAAATAAACCACGATAGGATGTATGATATGTTTACGAATTATTCGGTTCTTTACTTTCCTCTAACTTTGCTTGTGAAGCAGTACTTTGAGAAGAATACTTTTAATAACATTATATATGTACCGTTTAAGAAATCTAGCGACTCATTTCCTTTCAGTTTTTACACTTTAACCAACATAAAAGGTAATGGTACGAAACAGTGGGACATGGATTCTAGACTGGAAGAAATTAGTTCCAGATTTATAAGTGTTGTAGGAGCGTATATGATAAAGGTGTTTAGACACCTATACTACCAGGTGTTTAATGATAATATATACAGGTTGAACTTCAAAAGTAAATGCCCGCATTTAGAAAATGAATTTGAACAATTAACACAGAACTTGGTTTTGCTTGTTTCACCAATCAGTCTCTCACTGAAACTCATTGAAATAGTAAAGTTGAATTCTATTTATATACCAAACGAGCAACTGGATGAATTCAATTTAAGAATGGACGATCAACTCCAAAAGGAAAAATACAAAAATTACCGTAGTAACAATGAGGACTTTCATGAACTTGGATTGAAGGTGTTCGACGATATATCTAAAATTGATGCCGCTTCTTGGTTGTCTTCGGTTTGTTCTTGAAGACATTGATGAACATACCAACCAGTGAATATGTACTTGAGGCTGTCCCGCTCTTCTATTGGAAAGCCTTTATTGTACATACTGAGGAGTGATGATAGTACTAGGTATTCCTCTTTTTCCATATTTTCTGTTTTTACTTTTGTAATTAGTGATTGCAGTAGGTCAATTAGGATTTCCGTTTTCATTTAATTCACTTACTCTTTTCTTAAGCGATATATAAGAAGTGGTTGAGAAAGAATAATAAAAAAAAAATTTTTTCTTCATTAATAAAACATGATTAGTTTAGAAAACTCAATTAAAACTTGTAAAGTAGACGACGCGTGGGCAGCGCGTGTTCAATCTGATAGATTCTTAAATCCTTGTAATATGGTATGCCCTGTGTGGAATGGACTTGATAGTGCCGGAAGACCAGCTTGTGTTGATTCTTACGTTACAAAAAGCGAAGGTTGTAATAACGCAAACGATCGTGTTGTTGTAGAAAATCACTTGCGACCCAACTACATTGAGTACGTTAATCTTTCTTCCTTGGGATACGAAGGAAATCTGTACGCTGATGAGTGTGTTACTCCGGGATACGGTAACTTCGGTCTGGATATGTACGCAGTAAACGAAAACATATGCTGCCACAACCCATATGAAGTTATCGGAGCTTGCGATTGTTGCAAACCATATACTTGCGCTTCAAGAATTAGCGCAAATACTGGCTATGCCACAGCTTCTACTCCCGTAGTGTCTCAGACTTATATGAAAGGTATTGTGGTGCCCAATTCTCAGGCAATGCCAACGCAAATGGTAAATGTAGAAGGTTTTTCCATGCCTTCAGGTCAATACCAGGCTGCGCAGCAAGCACAGAATGCACGCCAGATGCAATACATGCAGAACCAATTTGTCTCAAGTAACACCAGAAGTTGCTCTGGATTCTAATTGAACTGCCTCACATTTTGTATTATTTTTTTGAATACAAAATGAAATCAAACGAACCAGAGGTTATGCTTCTTGAAACGTTCCTCCTTTTTCCTGTTGCCGATAATCCAATTATTATGTATTAATTGAATATTCTTGTTGCTTGCGTTACTAGAACCGAAGTATCTAGGTCCATTAGGGTAATTATGCAAGGAGAGTACTCCATACCATTCCTTTTTCATTCTAGAGCTCCTTCTAAAATCATTAATCACCCCTTGGTCATCGAGTGTTCCCACTTTTCTTTTCTTCGTTTTTTCTAGTATTTCTGCGAACATGTTCTTCATGTTTTGTGTTGGCTGTATAAACATCACGCCAGCACAAACACTCTGAAAATTGAAGTTTGGATCGTCAGCTTGGAAGTATATTTCTCTATAGTCATGTTTGAAGAAATCAGCAACAATGTTCTTCCTAATAACTATGTCAGTATCTAAGTAAAACGTAATATAGTTTTCTTCTAGAAGCCTACATATAGACTTTATTTTATAAACCATAATATCCTTAAACTCTTTAGTTTGGAACTGACTTTCTTTTATACCCCCAAGTTGATTTATGAAGTCGGTTCTCATTGTTATTCTACCCTCAGTGTTTTCAGATTCAACGCATTTCTTGGCTTCGTCGTCAAGTACAAAAACAACTAACAGATCATCAAGTCCCTGTTGACGTATTGTGTGTAACAAATTTCTCCATTCCTCAGATATACCTCCTGTGAAAAAGGTCAGTATCCTGCATTTGTTACGGAAGTACTTATACAACCAATAATGTAATTTCACCATTTCGTAGTCGTTTTCGTGACTTGGAATGTCATACTTTAAGTTTTCAACCTCTTTCCAATTTTCTACCACAACGGTGTTTGGAAACTGAGAGTGTAAAGACGTCAGAGGACCTTTTCTGACAATTGGCCTACATCCAAGCAAGTAAGTCTCATAAAACCGGTGGGTATCTAGTCCATTTCCTTCTGGGCATAGAGACATATGGTACGATGGACTAAGAGCGAACGTCTCCTCCTGGCTCTTTTTATATTTCCAAAAGTCTATATCGGAAAAACTTTTGAGTTCGTTGATCATTTCTCTTCTGTCATCTCTGAATCCGGAAGCAGGACGCGGATACGTAGCAAAATGGCTGTGACAGAGTATCTTTTTCATTTTTTTGTCATAATCAATCCTCTTCACAGATTTTAGTAAATTTTGTTTGTTTACAATCATTCTACTCTCTAATCCTATAGGCCAATTTCTCAGTTTACTATGCGGTTTATCTATCCAGTTCTCACATAGACAGAGGTCGATATTGGGAAGATCTAAGAAGTTTTTATAGTTATATGGACTGCAGCACACACTGGAGAAAGGATGATCAATAATGGCAACTATACTTCCCTGAGGTAACTTCTTGATATTTTCATATTCCGACATTAAATTCTGAGGTTTGATATGGTAAACGAAAGGAATACGAGAAATGTAATTTATGGCATTGACACGACATAGAAATTTAGACGAATATGTGTCTTTACTGAAACTTGGTTTATTAATTTTTTTCTCCATCTTTGGTGTTATAAATTTTTTTCTTAAATAATAAATATGACTAGAGTTATAGTTTTTGGAGCAGGAGTGTCAGGTTTAACAGCGGCTCACCAATTAATAAACCAAGGTATGTCTGTAACCCTAATAGAAAAGGATTCAGGCGTAGGCGGTATGGCAAAGACAAGATGGGAAAGAAACGGAGTACCAAGTGAGCATTCATGGAGAGGTTGGGGAAACTTCTATTCTAATACCTTCAACATAATGAAGCAAATACCCTACGGTGAAGGCACTACTTACGATAACTTGACTAAGGAAGTTGATTTTTTCGTGTTGAGAAATGACCTATACGCTTACAAACGCAACTTCTCTATGAGGGACAGTTTGGTAATAGGATACGATATTCTTCAGTACCTAACATCTGATGATAGAAGAATTGAGTTTTACGAAACTAAAGCAAGCGATTATTACAAAGGAAGGGTATCTGCAGATGCATATGAGTTCTTGCTCAAGTACGTTCAAACCGCAGGATACGGTATGGAAAACAAAGACGGGTCGGTGGGACATTTATTGCGGTTCATCGTACTCCCGCTTGTTAATCCCTCAAAATATCGTCCGTGCAACATTGATGGTGGTACGCACTGCAATAAAGCTAACGATAAGTGGCACTTGTTGAACCAACCTACAAATGATGGATGGTTTAATCCGTGGAAAAAACATTTGGAGAACTTAGGAGTAAGAGTTATGACAAATACTGAACTTCTGAAAATAAACACCGAAGGAGAAAAGGTCATCGGCGTAGAAGTAAGAACAAACGGTTCCGAAATATTGACATTAAAAAGCGATGACTACATATTATCGACCAATCCGTATAACACTGAAACTATATTGAGAAACAGCGGTATTAGCGATTTGCATTCTACATTTCACAATCTAAATATGAATACAACTAGCAATCAGATTTCTTTCAGAATAGGGTTAAGTAAGAGTACTTGCTATCCCACAAATTATATTGGAATAGTTCTTACTGAATCTCCATTTAACATAACGTTTTATCCTCAAAATTCCCATTGGGATAAATATACGGAAATGGACATTCCGTATCAAACGCTGTGGTCGGGAACGCTAATGGATTCAGTTTCCAAAGGTGTAATATATCAGGAGCCTAGTGTCAATCTTAATATAGAGCAACTAAAAGAAGAAATAAAGAAACAAATTTTAGTATCCGAGAGTCTCCAGAAACTAATTTACGATTTCAACGGTTTCCGTCTAGAAGAAGAAGATATAGCCTACATTGAGATTTGGTATGAATGGTCATACGACGACAAACAAAAGAAACTAAAGCAGAGCTACAGAAAATGGGTAAACAATATACACAACGAAAGGTATCGACCACATCAGGAAACAGAGTACAACAATCTTTTTCTCTCTGGCGCCCACACTAAAACCACCGCAGTTATATACAGCATGGAGGGTGCAGTAGAATCAGGTATGTTAGCTGCAAATAGTGTGCTCTCCAAATACAACATGAACAAGACGGAAATTGTTAATCATACAGATCCAAGTTGGTTGCAACCTTTTAAAATGGTGGACAATGTTTTTTATAACATAGGTTTCCCCAATGTAATAATTCTCATTATATTATTTTTGCTGTTTGTCCTCTATGCCTATTTAAGGAGAAAACTTATTTAACAAAATGTTAAGACTATTTGGAACTCACTATGGAGGTTTTTTTTACACAAAAGATTTGTTCGGAATCGACGGTGATAGCGTTGTTTACTGTATAGGGGCTGGAGAAGACATATCTCATGATGTGATGATAAGTCGTATGAAAGGATGCAAAGTATACATCATAGACCCCACCCCAAGGGCAGTCGAACACGTCAAGTATATAAAGGATATTTTCAACGGTGTAGAAAAGCCTATTCCCAATTCAAATTTTGGAGGCGGTGACAAAAATTATTTAAACCTTTTAGAAGCCAATAAGGTTGACACTTCCAAGATGATTTTTTTAGACTACGCAGTTGGTAATTTTGACGGGGAAGATAAGTTCTACATACCCACTAATACTAAATATGTATCGCACTCCTTAGTGAAAGGTATGAAAAGCAATAACTTCATAAACGTCAAAGTCAGAAAACTAAAGACTATTATGCGTGAAAATGGGCATGATCACATAGACTTACTGAAAATGGATATAGAAGGGTCAGAATGTGACGTGATAGACACAATGTTACAGGATGACATTCGACCAAAATATATGGCAATTGAATTTGATTTGGGTTGGCATGGTGAAAAAATAAAAGACACAGAAAGGTGTTTAGCGAGCATTGACAAAATAAAAAAAAATGGGTATAGTATATTGCATGATAATAGACCGGAAATAACGTTCATAAGAAATGACGTGTTGCATTCTTTTAACAAAAGTCAAATTAAGAAAAAATAACATCTTCGTTTCCTCTTGTATTTAACAGTAATTGAAATTAAGGTTTAAACATATAAAACATATAAGAAAAGAGCTATTGGAAAACGCCCTGGTTGTTTGTCAGTCTTATGAACTGAATGTTGCGGGATCGAAGCCCGTCGATAGTATCTTGATTGTTATCAATCCAAAACGCTAAGTGTTTTGGATTATGTATTTTCTCCGCTTAAGAAAATAAAGGAGAAATAAAATGGAAAACGAAAGTATATTACAAAAATCACTTAATTCTGCTTTCAAAGGTGGTATATCAGGTTCAATGGCAATGGTGGTGAACGTATCAACCCTAATGTGGTTAAGAACGACAGTAAATTACCAGTACAGGTATGGTGTTAACACCAGAAACGCTTTGAGAAATTTGTATAGAGATGGCGGAGTAGCACGATTCTACCGTGGTGTAGTGCCTGCATTAACTTTGGGGCCATTATCGCGGTTTGGAGATACAGCAACTAATAGTGGAGTGTTGTTGCTTCTCAATTCTAAAGAGAGCACGAAAGACATGCCGATATTTGTACAGACTATGTTAGCTTCAACTTGTGCTGGGTTGTATAGAATCAACTTAATGCCAATTGACACAATAAAAACAACCCTTCAAGTGGACGGAAATTTAAAAAGTTTATTTGCTAAATATAGGTCGAACGGCTTGAGAGTTTTCTATAACGGTTCAATTGCCTCTGGAATGGCAACATTTGCTGGACATTACCCTTGGTTTACAACCTTTAATACTCTAAACGCGCACCTCCCACAATACGATGATGGTACATTCAAACAAACGGTACGATACGGCACAATAGGGTTTTGCTCTTCTGTTGTGTCGGATACGGTTTCAAATGTAGTGAGAGTGGTGAAAGTCAACAAACAAGCATACCCTAAGAGCATAACCTACAAGAAGATCGTTACTGATGTTATAAAAGAAAAAGGAGTTTTAAACTTGCTCTTTCGCGGTCTGAAAACAAAGATACTAGCAAACGGAATACAAAGCATTATGTTCAGTATTCTTTGGAAGTACTTTGAAGGGATTTTAGCATAGTTTCGATAAAACAGAAAATGATTTCTTAATCTGACTGTATCATAACAATTATAATGAGATGGACAACAGTTGATACTATTGCGTATTTTTTACGTAAAGTAATGTATACAGTGTACAATGTGTTTTACGAAAATATTCTTGCTTACGAGGTAGGCACATACCTAACCTTCTACAATTTTTCTATTCTACTTTATGTGGGATGGATGACTTATAGGATATACAAAGTTAGTGTGGAGGAAAGAAACTCTTTGTTGATCTTGTACAATGAAAAGATCGATAGTTTAAGGTCAAGCACTGAGAAAGAGTACGTATTTCTCAAAGAACTACTATACGAAATAGGTAATGAAAACATGAAACTGAAGGAAGAAGTTAAATTGTTAAAGAAGAAATTAAGTAAAATTCATATTCAAACAGATCGGAAGGAAATAGGAAAAAGATCGCAAAGATTGGCTAAAAGAAAAAGAGTCGATTACAATACACTAAATAGCGGTAAGAGCAAGCTATAAATTTGATCTTATTAGATACAATTTCTAATAAGATTTAACTGATTCTTTTTATTTTGAGTTTGTCCACTATTTCAGTGTTTCCTGCGTTTGCTTCTAGTATTTTTTTCATGGCTTCTTCGGGGTTGGGAACACCGTAGGCCATTAGTACGTTCATAATATCATTCTGTTTCTCATTCTTTTTCTTGCGCTTTTTTGTCTCTTTTTTCTCCACCATTATTGCATTATTCTTGTATTTGACACCTGGTTGATTCTGCTTTTGGAGAAAGTATATAACGTTTTCTTCAACTCGTTTTTTCTGTTTTCTCAGATTTTTAAGATTTTTGCTTAATCTCTTGATTTCAGTTTCAATTCTATCAAGTTCCTGTAGCGATGACTTCAAACTCATTTAATCATAATGGTTTTTTGTTTAAGTAAATTTACTAAGTAAATGTATAATTAAAAAAAAAAAAAATTATCTCATATAATAAAAATGATGCATTCATACAACAAATCTATGACAGTACAAGGTCCTTACGGAAGTGTTGCTGCAACTGTTGCCGCTACAGGAGCAGCGGCACCCTCTTACTCTGCCTCTGCTATCTCCGCAGATGTATACTCTTCTAAATGTGGTCAACAATTCCCTGTTCAAATGATCAAGGTTCCAGTTTACAAGCATGTTGTACACCGCAGACCAGTTGTTTACGAAACTGTTTCGCAAGAAGTTTCTTATGTTGATGTTCCTGTTCAGCATAACTTTGAACAGCGTGACTATCCTCAGAACACAGTTGCACAGTGCCCTCAACCCGCACCTGTTTGTGCCCCTAAGCCATCTTGTGGATGTTAAACTATAATTTGATTTTATTAAAAATTTAATAAAATCTACTTAAAAGTGTGTTTAAAAGCAATCTTAGATTGCCTGTTCATATGAAGCATTTTTCTGTCCATCATGTTTCTAAGACAACAGATCTTCACCCAACCTATACCATTGGCATCATTGTTTTCGATGGAATTTTGCACTTCTACCAGAACCTCTGGATGCTCTACATAGTAAAAAGTACTTCTACCATTGTTTATTCTAGTATACCTGGTGAGCATCGCTCTAGTTAAAGACAAACCAGTCTCTTCTTTGATTTCTCTCACCGCACAATCTTCTACGCTTTCGTTGTCATTTTTTGTTCCTTTTGGAAAACCCCAAAGCTTACCCCTCGACTGTACAAGCAACACTTTATCCTTGCACTTGTCGTGGAGTATTCCTCCGGCTTTCAGTTTGTTATATTTCTTGTAGTCCTTTCTGTGATCTATAACACCAGTAAACTTTTCTACTTGTAATTCACAGCAACCTGCAGGGCACTTAATTTTCATTATAGTAATTTGAATATTTATCTTTAAATAAATTAATTTCAATTTAGCTTCAAAGTGTGAACAAACAAGTCTTTGGTTCGACCTATCCTGTTTGCTCTACCAATTATTTGTTTCATATAAAAATCAGGCATTTCGTGATAAAGTATTATATGATCTGTTTTCTGTAGATTAAGTCCTGCTCCGTCGTGGTCTGAGTTAAGAAATATTACTTGTATCTTACCATCGTTAAATTGGTCAACGATTTTCTTCCGTTTTAATGGATTGCCTTTCATTTGAGAATAAGCAATATTAAACTCTTTCAAAGTCTTTATGATAGTACTAAAACTACCTTCGTATCTACAAAAGATCAAGAACCTTTTTTTTGATTCAGCTTTAATAAGATCTACTATGACTTCTGGTTTTGTTTTTTCCTTCTTAGAATTAATTAAATGTTTCTTATTCTTGTCCGAATCGTCTTCAAGGTAAACTAGGTCATCGAGATTTATTTTTCCCCTACATAAAGGACAAGTCTTGCTTCGTTTTAGCCAATCAATTAGGCACTTAGCACAAAATACGCTGTGACAATTAGGTTCTATTACAGGGTTTTTTATACCTTTCAAACATATTGAACACGATCCCGCAAGTAATGTAGAGAATCTGCTCTGTAGGGTAGATATTTGCTGTCTAAGAACATTTATTCGAGACCGTATTTCGCTCTGCTGTGCACTATCTGGATGAAGGTCTTCTAGCTTCAATTTGAGAATGTTTATGCTTTCTTCTTTCTTATTCTTGACTAGTTCAACTATGTTACTTGTCTTCTTACCTCCCAAGTGTTGTATTACACCTTCTATATTTCCACTTTCCAACATCTTATCAACTGTAACTGAAACTAAACCATTTATTACGCTGTGAAGCGGTTGGTAGCAACTATGGTTGATATAAGTTATTTCTGGTAGTTTGAACGATAGTCGTATATAGTTTTCTTCGTTTTTTATTACGAGGCCTTCATAGACCTCGTTGAATAACTTGTATTTTATCGGTTCGATTATACTTTCCATAAAGGTGTTTCTACAATTTCTATGTTGGTAATATATAGACTCTGGTGTTGCAGTTACAAACCAATAGAAACCGGCAATGACATTTTTCATAGATGGAACCCTCAAGTGACCCGGTTCGTCAAACACGAATCTTTTCCACGCATACCTTTTATAGTGAGAAACAAGTTTGTTAAAGAAATTCGGGGTTACTAGCACAATGTCGTAGTCGTTCATATTCTGTTTTTCGATTTGCTTAGAGCAAGTAATTGCTAGGAACTTCAGATCCGACTTTTGAATTTCTTCGATCCATTGATACAAAATAGAAGTAGAAACAAGTACTAAGTTGCTTCTGAGCTTTTCATATCGTAGGAAAGAATGACTTTTGACCTTATAGTCCGCAAGACAATTAATTTTTTCAACTGTATAGGGAATGTCAGTGTTCCACTGCATTCTATCACGTACCATTAGCGCCACAGTAGACAATGTTTTGCCGCTTCCTGTAGGATCGGTTAAGAAACCTAATGATGTTTCCTTGATTTCATCAAGTAATTCCACTTTCTTATTAATTTCCAGCTGTTCCATTCTGTATACATTACGTAACTGATGTTTGAATAAAGAAGCTTTCAAACTTTTGGGTTGTTCGACTAGAGACAAGTTACAGTATTGCAACATTTTATTTGTTGCAATAATTCTTTAAAGCGAAAAGTTTTTACCTTATTCGACGTTTTTTAATGCCAAAAGCACTAGTTTCTCACTTTCCTCTTCAATATAATCTAATCCATTAAAATATACCAAAGTGCTATGATTAGCACTTATGGACTCTGCGTTTATGTTGAAGGATTTTTCGAATCCGCAGTGGTAGTATATATACGGCTTGTCGTAACTAGATGTATTAGGAACAACCGCTGGTGGATTTTCAGGAACCACATCGTTTATGTTAACAACTCTATAGTAAACTATCGAGCTTTTTGTGAAGCTATCAACCAAAGTCTTGTCACCTACTTTCGGAGATGCGAAAGTGTAAAGCAACAAATTGTTGAAGCCTTTCTTTTGTAAATCAATGGCAGTTATGAAAGCAATAGCGCCACCTAAACTGTGACCACAAATTATAATATCCCTGTTCTTATCTAAGGCATCGGTGACGTCATATATCTGTTTCTTGATCTGGTCATATATGTTGTTGAACCCCTTATGAACGTTTATTATATCGTCGTATTTCTCTTGACCAAAGTTGAAGTCATTAATCCAATCCCATACCGTTTGGGAACCTCTGAAGCTTATCCACACTGTGCCTTCTTTTTCTTCACTACTCGTAGTTATTAAACCAATTGGTAACTGTTCATCCTGTTGTAGCACTTTAAGTACTTCTACGTTTTCCGGTAAAAGAGATGTGTCGTTTTCAACAGAAGTACAGATTAGATTCAAACAGTATTTTCCAATGTCGTTTCTGTATACTTGGGTGTAACTTGGAACTTTCATTAAAGGATCTGGTTTATAGTGGCAGCTCGGTTGTCCACAATACCTATCGTTAAATACCGCATAATCTTCCGCTTTATAGAATTTATACGAAGAGTAAAGTGTATATGAAATGAATCCGCCTATAACTATAATTAGTATCATCAGTATGTATGTATTCATTTATTACAAAAAAAATTTTCTTATAGGATTTTAATATGCGCCCAATATTAAAATTCTCACAAGTCAAATACACTTATTGTTTATCTCAGAGTTCATCACAGTTGGTTCAGAAGAGTTACAGAGACATTGACATAACGGTAAGTCTCTGGTACTGATGCCGGTACTATCCTTGTATTGTCTCCGCTAGACTCTACTTCCAAAACGAAAGTATCGTTTTCATTCAAGAAAATAGTTGCTGTAGAATTAACTGTTCCAACATATTCGCCTGCTTCTACGAGCCTTAGGAAGGTTCCCTGAGTGCCATACTGTCTGGAGTTGTATAAAAACCAAGCACTGCAAAATCTATCATCGACCGTGCTTCTGAATGTTACATCAGAAACACACAGGTAGAGGCCACTCTTCTTGACTGTAAAAACTCCCGTGCTTATATCGATGTCAAACACACTATCGTCGTTAGGGTTCCTATAAACAGGGGTGTTATCGTATACCCTAACTGGAAAAGTTGTACCACCTGGAATGTTGAAAAAGCTGTTTGACGTATTTGTCTTGATGAGTTGGATAGTGGCATTCGTAGATGACCTGTCATCATATAACAACTCACTTGTATTTGGATCGTAGTGAACAGTTGTTGGGTAAGTTTCTCTTCTGATAGAAGAGATATATACTCCGCTGTTAGATGCGTTCAAAACCGATCCTCTAGAATTTATAATTATGCTGTTATCAGGCTGGCTGTTCTGTCCAGCGAATGCACCAATAGCAACTGAATAAAGTCCTTGGACACTCGAACCTGCTGACGTTCCTATTGCTACTGCACCAGCAGATTGAGATGTGGCAACGGCATTGCTTCCTACACTGATAGCCAGACCTCCTTGTCGGTTTGATCCCGCTCTCGACCCAAGAGCTACCGAACCGTTCGATTGGTTTACTTCACCAGCGCTCTCTCCAACTGCGACGCTTGATATTCCTTGGTTTGCTCTCCCAGAGAAGTGACCAACAGCGACTGCACCTTGTAATTGATTACCAGCACCTGAATTGTTACCCACAGCTACTCCGTATATTCCTTGGTTTCCATTACCTGCGAATTGTCCGACTGCAACAGCAAATTCTCTCTGACTGAATTCGCCAGAGTTTTGTCCTATAGATATGGAAGCTTGGCCTTGTCCATTCCTGCCAGCTAAATGTCCTACGGCAACTGCAGCTTCCGACTGAGAATTAGCTCCAGCATCTGTGCCAACTGCTACAGCCCTCGTTCCTTGCGCAGTTTCACCGGCTCTACAACCTAAATGCACTTCCTCCCCACCTGGTGTCCACTGCGAACTTGTAGTATCCCAATAAAGATAGTCAGAATAACAAGTCCCAATTGTGTCTATACCACCTCCGGGACCTGTGAAACCTGTGGGACCTTGCGAACCAAAGTCTCCCCTAGGACCTGTGAGTCCAGTGGGTCCTTGTGCACCGGTATATCCTGTTGATGCCATAGGCCCTGTAAATCCAGTATAACCGCGTGGCCCTGTCGCACCGCTTACTCCAATTGGTCCTGTGGAACCAGTTTCTCCTTGGTTACCAGTATATCCAGTTGGTCCGGGTATGTCGCTCGCATCACCTTTAGGACCAGTCGGTCCTTCTGGACCAGCTACGTTAAAGCATATTAAAACAGGGTCATCGTTTGAAAAACTACCGCTATCCGCTAAGTAATCAACATTAAACTCGTAATAAGGTGGTGTAGACAGCGGGAAAGCAGTAGAAGAGTCTATTCTGTATCTAACAAAGTTTGTAGAATCAGCTTTTTGCTGCATAGTTATTACACTACCGCTAACAATATTTTCTAGCGCAAATACACTAATATCAGTACCTTCTGAATTCACGAAGCTCAAATAGGCTTCTGTTACAGCCGACAACGTCAAGCTATTGTATTGCACATATCCAGTAGAACTCGGTGTAGTCAAAGTACTTGAGTAAACATAATCAGTGCAGTAGATGTTAGAACCGGGCTGTCCTTTATCTCCTGTTGGTCCTGTAACGGTACTTCTTTCACCTCTTTCTCCAGTAAATCCAGTGTAGCCTGTAAATCCTATTGGACCGGTAAAACCAGTGGATCCAGTGGTCCCTCTACTTCCGGTATACCCAGTGTACCCAGTAAATCCTATAGATCCTGTAATTCCTATCGGACCAGTGTAACCTGTAAATCCAGTAAAACCAAGTGGTCCAGTGTAACCTGTGAAGCCAGTAGTGCCTGTTGCTCCTGCTGATCCAGTGAACCCTGTAAATCCTATAGGTCCTGTGAATCCTGTGTAACCAGTGTAACCTGTACAACCTGTTTGACCGATGAGACCTGTATATCCAGTAAACCCTGTTTGTCCTGTGAATCCTGTAGTCCCTGATCCAACGGGCCCAGTAAATCCAGTAAAACCTGTTACTCCTATGGGTCCCGTGAAACCCTGGCTTCCTGTTGGTCCTTCTGGACCAGCGACTGTCAAGCATACTAGTACTTCGTCATCATTAGCAATAGTGCCGTTGTTAGCCTCGTAAGTAACTTCGAACTCATAATAAGGAGGTGTAGCAGCTGGAACTCCTGTAGTGGAATCTATTACATACCGAACAAAGTTAGTTGCCAAGTTCTTTTGCTGTACAATTAATTTGCTACCAGGTGTTACATTTTCTAAGGCAAAGACGCTTATATCTGTACCTGAAGCGTTAGTGAAGCTGAGATAAGCCTCAGTAACTAAGACAAAATTATTGTTGTTGTACTGTATGTATCCTTCTGCTGGTGGAGGAGTCAACGTGCTTGAATATACATAGTCGGTACAATATATATTTGCACCCGGCTCGCCCTTATCTCCTGTTGGTCCTGTAACGTTGCTCGGTGCACCTGTGTAACCAGTGTAGCCAGTGTGACCGGTAGAACCGGTTTGTCCAGTGGGTCCTCCAATTGACGTGGATGGCCCGTGTGTAACTTCTTTAGTTGTGTTGTTGTAGAAAAGAAGAAGACTGGATTGTTCCGATCGAATAGGATCAATATACAGCGCTCCTGTTGTTTGTGACTGAAGAGCTGTACCAGCTGCATTCAATATTATTGTGTTGGTTTCCTGTCCTATACTACCTGCTTGGTAACCGATAGCGATACTATTGTTTCCTTGTGATTCGTTTCCTGCTAGTCTCCCTATAGCTATAGAGTTTGTTCCTTGAGTCGCTTCTCCTGCTAGATAACCTATAGAAACACTTGCGGAATTTTGACCTATGTTACCAGCCATGTTTCCTATTGCTATGGCATTATTTAGTTGAAAATTTGCTCCGGCTTCATTACCAATTGCGACAGAAAATTCTCTTTGTGTATTAGACGCAGCATTTTTTCCAATCGCAACACTACCTTCTCCCTGGCTTAAATTTCCAGAGCCTTTTCCAATTGAAATTGACCCAGTTCCCTGATTGGTGTAACCAGCTTCTTGACCTACTGCCACAGATTCTGGACCTTGTCTGCTATAACCAGATTTAGTACCTAAAGAAACTGTTTGATCGCCACAATCTTCGAATCCTGATTTGTGTCCTATTGATACGGATTCGCGACCAGCGTTTGTCCTTGCTGATTCGGTTCCTAAGGCAGTTACGAATTCAGCAGAACCATTTTGATAGGACAATGATCCCACTGTGACATTGTTTCTTGAATTCATTTGATCAGTGTTTGTGGAATCTATCGTAAAGCATTGATCATCATTATCCCAGACCAAAGTCCCATTATCCTGTCGTGCACTTTTATCTACGTTCACGTAGACTGGGTAGCAGTCGTTGGACCCGTTTGTATTATGTCCAGATTCATCCGAAAATTTTGATATGTTAGTTTTATTTACTGAATTTGGATCAAAGGCACTTGGTGTGCCGAAACCATTCATTTTAAAACTTCTAGATGACATTTATTATATGTTTTTTTAATATAAAAAAACATAAAATTTTTAGGGTAAAAATCAAATACCGGTAGATCCAAACCCTCCTTGACCTCTTAGAGTTTCACCTAAAGATTCAACTATTTTATATCCGAATTCTTCACCTGACATCGGTACCAACTGAACTAGGCGTTGACCTCTCTTTATTTCGTAAGGCGGGGAGTTAGGCATAACGTGTCTAAATGATGCTATTACGTATCCTCTGTATGTCTTATCCATCATTCCAACTCCGTTTGATAGCAACAGTGGCGTCTTATCTATAGAGGAACGACTCATCAGAAAGAAATGTTGAGTTTCTCCATTTTTTTGAAAAGCACATTTTACTTTCATGTTTATCCTTACTGTTTCGCCAGGACGAACGGTTACATCTTCTGGACAGTATATATCGAAACCTGCGTCTTTAGTGTCTCTATTAACCTCTTCGTAAAAGATTCTTGCTTCTGTGTCTGGTACGATCAAAATATTCATTGTTACTTGAACTTCAATCTAAAATGTTATTATCATTTTTGTCTTTAGTTAATAAATGTAATATTTCGTACTCTCTATGGTATTCATTGCACATCTTTGTTTGTTTGTCATATAAATATAGTAAACAATAAAAGCAAAGTTTAGTATCCCCAAAATGATGTAGAACCATCCCATTTCGTTACTGATAACAGGAGGTACTGTAGACACTGTCTTGTTCACGCTATCAACGTATAATTGTAAATTTTCTCCTATTTTTCTGGAAGAAAAAGAACCAACTATTGCTGTTTTTTGATCTCCTGATAAGTTATAACCTACTACATAGTTGCAGATATCGCTTCCATCTGGAAGCACTAAACACCTACTACCTGTGGCAGAAAGTGGAACTTGTTCTTTAATTGTGCCCTGTATTTCAATGATTTGGGAGTTGTAACTGAGCACGCTCCAGCCGGTATAAAGTAGCAACAATCCTATAATAGAGAATAATACAAAGAATATAATTTCACCAATGTTCATTTTATTACTTGCAATATTATTTATGTAAACATCTACTGTCTTCAGCAATGGTTCAGCGATCAGTAGGCATCAGGTATTCTATTTCTAGTTTGTCGAAAATATCTCTCTCAGAGTCTATAGGCAAACGTCTTCCATTACGGAAAAGACCATGTTCGTTTAGTAGATAGCCTTTATTTTTCGCAATCAGTCTCATCTCTACATTTAGCTCTTTGCTTCCGGTAAAGTACAGCAAACCGGAGAAATATTCTTCTCTCGGTAAGAACTCTATATCAAGTCTGTAATGAGGTCTCTTTTGACCAGGGCACTTAGCTATTCCCATGAATTTCGTGTTTCTCATAGAAAGAGTATCTGTTATAATGTCGTACCTTGTCAACATCGAAACCAGTTGTTCAAGTGTGAAATACTCACTGGTTATGAGAATATCTATATCACCAGAAAATGGCTTTCCCCTTCTGTATGATCCTGCCACGTCCATTTGGTAAGTATCTCTACCAAATGTTTTATCAATCAAATACTTTATGATAATAGAGAGAGCTGTTATTTTTATTCTTGGTATCTTTTCAAGTAACTCATAATAATATTTGAGTCCTGTCTTCTGTTGATTCGTAAGAACGTGAGTATTTGATTTTAAATCGCTTATTGTCCTAAAACCCATTGACTGAAGTCTATAAGAAGTCTTAGGTCCAACACCAAAAATTTTCTCGAAAGGGTGAACATCGTTTACTTCGTCCTTTATGCTTTCCACCTTATTTATTTTACCTGTGCTCAAGTACTCCTCTATTTTCGCAGTAAGTGTTTTTCCTATGCCCTTTATTCCTTTTACATCTTCTGTCGTTTTTATCTCAGGTAGTCTACTCAGTGCTCTTACCGCACGTGCGTACGCTGCACTCCTAAATCGGTCTCTTTTCTTTGCGTAATAATCCCTCAAAATTTGAAAGTTTTGTACCAATTCTGAGTTGTTCATTTATTATACAAAGACAATAATTTTAGACGATTTTTGGTTAGAGTAAGTAATCTGTTGTAAAAGATGCTTTATCCGTAATTGTTACTTTAAGCTCTTTGGCTTTGTTAAGCTTTGTACTGGACTTAGGATTTCGGTCCTTAGTCACAACAATAAATGTGGTTCTGCTTACGTTTGAAGTGACCATCCCTCCTCTCTCATTTACTGATTGCTCTAAACTCTTGTCTCTAAATCCAGTAAAAACAACTTTTTTATTAAGTAGAGTAGATTTCGTTGAGATATTAGATTTTACTGGTAGAATATCGAAATACTTGAATATTTTGTCATAGAATACCGTTGCCTGTTCAATGTGACTCACCACTTGAGCAGCAGTTTTCTCAGAAAATCCTTCAACTCCAAGAATCTTGTCCATCAGTTGTTCTTTACTTAATGATGAATGAGTTTTCAATATATCATTGTGACTGAGAAAGAGTTTCTTCAACTTCTTGCTGCTAATTCCTTTGCCGAAGGCACCAGCAGAACCAAGTATAACCCATAATTCGTATTTCTCGTCATTGTGGATGCTGGTATATATTTTTTCTGACATTTTTTTTTTAAAACCGCTCAATTGTTGTATGTCTTCTACTGAAGCATTCAGTATCTGGAAGATATCTCTGTATCCGTTTCTATAGAACTTTCTCACTGTCTGAATATTTACGTTTTTTATACCCATTCCTTGGAAAAAAGCCAAATTAGTTTTTATATACTTCTCCTCGTTTTCTTCAGCTATTTCAAAATCTACCTTACTGTCAGACCACTTGTACTTTATATCCGGAAGGACCATACGCTTTGCCTTTTTCACTACATCAACTATATATGGAATAACATCTCCAGATCTTGTTATTGCTACTACTGATCCTACACCTAATGAATTATCTATAATATATTTAGCGTTGAAACCAGTTGTGTAGGAAACATTTACTCCATCTATGTCAACTGTACTCACTTTTATACGGGGAACTATCTTACCCCATTTGCTGACTTGCCATATAACGTCTTGCACATCCGTTGTGTATACCTTTCCAAGGCTCTTAAATGCAATAGAATATGACGGATTCCCATAAGTGTTTCTTACGTATCTCTTGTTCGGATGTAGTATTACACCGTCAACCTCGTATTGTAAGTTACTCTTGTACTTCTCAAGTGCATCCTTTAGAGTTGGTACATTTATCCTCTTGTAAAGTTTCGCTTTAACAGTTTGGAAATTTAATTCTTTAAGTAGCTTGAATTGCTTTACTGGCTCCATTTGTATGTCTTCTCCTTGTATTATTTCGTATGCAACAAATTCGATATCCGACAAATACTTCACACTTGCATTGTTTGACATTATTACACCTGAAACGAAATTTCTAGCGTTGGAGAATTTCCCCTTGTATTTTTTTTCGAAGATTTTCTTGTTTACTATTAGCTCTCCTCTTATACACAAGATTTGGTTAGTTTTAGGAATATTATGTATATGAGGAAGAACTTTGCTTATATCCGTTCCTTTGCTTCCATCGCCTCTAGTATATAAACTAAGCTTAGATATTCCTACTACAAGCAAAGCACTTATTCCGTCTAGCTTGGGTTCAACAACATATATATCGGCTTTGTTTCTTTCTAACCATCTTCTTAATTCCTTTACGTTCTCTGGTTTGATTTTGTCCATAGATCCCATATGGTAGGGTAATTTTACTTTATGTGCAGAATTGGGAACAGCACCTATAGTCAGGGTAGAAGAAGGTCGTTTTCTCTGTATAACTTCTACTAGCTGATCATACTGTGAATCAGTAATTAGTGGTTCTCCTGTATTATGGTATGCATGATCACACTTTGATTTAAAAGCCAATAAACTATCTACGTCTGTGTCAACAATTTTTTCAATAAAGGTTTGGGTTTTCATTTACTTTCATTTGATGTAATAATTAAATTTTGATTTTGGATTAACTCATGTTTTAATATATATATTAAAACACAACACTATTCTATATTATTTATAAACTCTTATTTATACAGCAGTTCTCTCGATTCCCAGATCTACATTTTCAATTGCGTTAAGCTCTTCTTCTCCTTCATCAGGTACGATAACTACCACATCATCTGTATCTATCATTTTTTTTAGTAACTCAGGGTTTTTCTGTTCTGTTTTCGGGATGTCATCAACTACTGGTTCTTCTGTTGGTGGTTCTGGAATTGCTTCACTCACCGGTTCTTCTGTCTTTGGTTCTGGAATTGCTTCCACTACTGCTTCTTCCTTTGGTGTTTCAGTAACAGCTTCCGCTGCTGCTTCTTCTGTCGTTGG